ACCGCAAGCGCAAGACCATCACGGTCCACCGCAAGGATGGCTCGACCTTTCGCTATACACGCAAGGCTGGCACGAGCAAGGTGCGCTCCGTGCCGACCAAGGATGTCGGTGCGATCGGCAAGGGTCCCAAGATTATCGGCAATCTCAAGGCGGGGATGCTGACTCGGTACCACTACCACCCGGTCGAGGCGACCACGAACCGCCACAAGGCGCTGACCAAGGCGGTCAGCCGGGGCCACGAGGATCCCCACGCGGTCATCCGCCGCCTCATCGCGATCAGCACGCTGACCAAGCGGACCCTGCCCCGCGCGTCCAGGATCTACAAGGCGGATGCACGGTGGGTCCACAGTAAGTACTCCAAGATGTTCGGGCGGCGGAAGTAAAATATCTGGATATCTTAAATGCCAAGTGCTCCAACAAGTAGGAAGAAAAGCCCTTCGCCGCTCCAGGTTACCCGGTCGGCCCCGTCAGCCACAAAGGTGCCAAAGACTCCATACAAGAAGCGGAGTGCGCCAAAGTTCACCAGGTCGGCGTCTCTCAGACGTTCTCCCAAGTCTGCTTTACGCCGCGCGGGTTCCGCCCCTGCGGCATTTCGCGCTTCTCCGCGCAAGAGCCCTACGCCAACCCCGGCCTCGAGCCCTCGCAAGTCCTCGAGAAAACCTCGCGGACTAGGACCTATGAAAAGACTTGTTCAGCTTTTGGCACTTTCATCACTCCTTGGTGCGGGCGGGCCGAGAAACGCTCCACGTATGTTCGGTCGGGCGACGGGTCCGTACGAATCCCGTATGGTCCGTAGTAGTTATGTCCCTCCTGCCCAGGAAGCTGCCACTGTGTATCCCGTGGGTAACATATCTAAGCGGAAAATTCAGGAGTATTACGGGGAGCTCCCACCAGTTATCATGTCTAAAATTTCGAAATTTAATCGTAAATTGACGGGTGGTTATATCCCTGAAAACATCCTTTCTGCTAAACCTGTCTATGTAACTATGGGGAAGGCTGGGCCTATCCAGATTGGAATGAAACCAGGACTCGCCCCGGAACAGGTTCGTGTTTTACTTTCTAGAGGGTATCGTATTCAAAATAATGCTTCAAGAAAGAAGGCACTGACTGGTGCTCTTATTAACCCGAATACTTCGGTCAACCGCCAATCTCAGCGGTTTTGGGCCCAGGCATCTGGAACGGGCGTGAATGCCTTTCCGGCCGCTCTAAGAGTAAAGGTCCGAAAGGCAATCAAGGAAAATCCAGAGATGTCTCTATTCCAGCCAGTTGGGCGGCCGGCTCTACCAAATAAATAGTTTATAATATAAATGACCACGTCCATGGTTCCACGGAGTGTTCTGATGCGGCGGAGGCAGCAGAACCGTGAAGCTCAAGCTTTTCGCCAAGCGACCCAGACAGCCCAGCGATACCGTCAGCAGGGAATCTCGGCCGCTCGTCAAAGTGCTATCAGAAGTCTCAACAATCTTGCGAGCAAGAATAACGCCCGCAATTTAGCAAAACAATTGGGTCCGAGTGGTATCAAGAGACTCAAGGTTGCCGCGCTCCTGACTCTGCTGACCGCGGGCGGATATGCCATGCTTGCCATGCGGGCGATGCGTTCAAACGCAAACAAGCAGAACCTGGTACGCCTCGTTCAGGTCCATCTCTTATAAAATCTCGGCATACATAAATGGCTAATAATGGTCGTCAAGTGAATGTTCACGGGGGAAGGAGAAACGGAAATAATAACACCAGATTACCATATTTTAATAGGATTCAGATTCGTAGAATAGTCGTTCTCATTATTCAATTTGTTGCAATTTATCATCTCAACAACGCAATTCTGGACATGTCTCCAAGAGACGCTCTTAAAGTCCGAGGGTGGACTCTTAAAGCATTTGGCCAATTTGTAGAAATTACCAAGACGTATTTTGCAGGATATCAACGAGGAATAGAGGCTGGAGCTTCTGCGATATTTGCGGTCGTTTCTCGAAAACTACAGATGGGCCGAGGATTGAATATAACAAATATACCAGTTGCCGCTACATCTTTTGCACTCACATATGCACTCGGAACTGGTGTAACCGGCTTTGTTAAAAATATAAATAAGTACAACAATAGCGTGGTTGGGAAAATAACTGGCCGGACAGTAGCCGATGCAATTGCGGTTCAAAAAGCCATAGTGACAATGATTTGCTGGTTAATAACATCATTGAAAGGTTCATCTCTTACAGTAATTGGTGAAATAACAAAAGATGTATCAGACACATATCACATTCGCTCCCTGAGTCGGAAAAATGTGTTGAATTATGGAAGTAGGAGACTTAAAATAAAAAACAACGCTACCCCCACGAATAACAACCTTCTTGCGCGTATGCAGAGCACACCTAGGCCACTTCGCATAAAACAAGCTTAAACCCAACGCGCGTCTAAACCTTAATGGATGACTTTCTCAAGGGCATCACTGAAAACATCTGGGCCTCGCTCGGCCCAGGCTATTCCGAATCCGTATATCACTGCGCATTCGAAGTAGCCCTGCGAAAGGTGGGCATCTATTACGAGACCGAGCGCATCATCCCGGTCTTTTACGAGGGCCAGAACGTCGGACACGTCCGCGCGGACCTCATAGTCGATCGTCGGTACGTCATCGAGCTCAAGGCTGTCGGCAAGCTCAACGACACCTATCGAATTCAGACTCAAAATTACATGAAACTCCTTGGGCTCGAGGAGGGTTTCCTCATCAACTTCCCAGACAAGAGGATCCCGGTCGAGTTTGAGAAGATTGCGAAGGAGGAGCCAATTGTTTGCTAGGTTTCCTTAAGTTCTCTTTTTCTAGTTTGAGTTTTAGGTAGGTCGCATTTCTGTATATCAGGGAATGATAGGGAACATTGTCCGATGCGACGGCATCTTTCAATGAAGGTATCTGGGTCATAACAGCCCTTCATCATATTGCAATGAGTGCAAGATGAAACGCAGTTATCAACAGTGTAATTTTTAAAAGAATCTAGACGATCTATACTATTTGCCGTTATAGTGAGGTCAAGGAAGCCACAATAAACGCATGGAGAAGTGACCAATTCTAGAGCCCTCTCATCTGAAAGTTCCCATGTTAGACCTCGCTTAGTGGCACTAGTTTTCATATAGTTGACTTTAGAAGTTGAACATTTCTTTCGAGTTGCTTGAATCTTGGCGTTATAAGCGACTGTGTCCTTTTCCTTCTCACGCTTAATATATTCATCTGTTGCTTTACGGCCTTGAACCTTAATTTTTTCTTTATTCACTTCGCGCCATTTTTCAACATACTGTATAGTATTTGGTTTGGTCATCTGGTTCTTGGATTTTTCTCGACATTTTCGGCACAATTTACATACTTGATTTCTTCGGCCCAAGAATTCTTCTTTGGGCTGAGGAAGTCTTGAACAGTTCGAACACTGGATGAGGTCGCTCATTTAATATGGGAATATATTAAAACTTTAAGTTCAAAATTATACTGTTTTTATCGACTCCCAGCGCAGCTCCTCACAAATCTTGAACCAAATTTGATCCTGTACGTACAGCTTCTCCTTGGACTTGAGGAGCGGAAAACATGGAAGATATTCATCATGTCCGAGCAATTCGCAGAGTTTGTATAAACAAAAACTATAAGATAAAAAGTTCTTCCGATTCTCGGGCTTGTGCTTCTCGAACGGCGCCTGGATCGCGTGAAACATGAGGCGAAGTTTGTCCTCGAGGTCCTGAGGCATCGTCGGGGGCGTGATGCCGCTCAGGATCGTCGCGATATATGGCACGTGCTCGTAATACTTGGCGTAATTCAGCTTCTTCAGGAGTCCCTTGACCTTTTCGTGTGTAATTTCAGCAAGGTCCTTAATCTTCTGCTTCTTGAACTCGGTCCGCAGTCTGGCCAGGACCTCATCTGGAACATTCGTGGACTCTTTGGCTTGGAACTGACTGATCCACTCGTTAAAGTGGTTTTCGCGTTTGTAAGAATAGATGATATTCTTCTCGTGTTCCTGCTCCTCTTTGAAGCCGACCTCGTCCCCCAGGATAAAGTCCGACACGCCACATTCCTGGCAAATCTCCTCACTCAGACTATCATCAAGGAATTTTGTATTAAAATTGCCACATCCCTTGCATGGTTTCATGTAGTGTTCCTTCTCAACTCGACAGTCTGTATGATCACCTTCGACCTCTTGAAGGTACTTTTTATAGATGTCATTCCGGGCGACACCCTTTCGGGACGTGATTGTCATATTCGCGACCCTTCTGGTTTCGCTCGGCGCCTCGGCCGTTTCTGTTGTCGTGTATTCCTTAATAATTGGCATACATGACAGGAGATATTCTGCCATTTCATCTTGAGACTGACATCCCCGTAGACGCTCCTCGTACCTGGCTTCCATTCACTAATTTATGTTTTAAATTTTTAAGTCCACCTTTGGAGCCAAGTAAAACTTCAGATCTCCGAGGTTCGCAATTGTGTATCGAAATACAATTGGCATATCGACATCCTGCATGAGCTGGACCGAAGAGCACATATTGGTCGCCTTTGTGAACAGGTTAATGTACTTGAGGCTGAAGGTTCCACCGGACCGGTTGGCGGCCGGAACTCCAGGGAACTCGAGGGTCGTCTTCTGGTCCGCAAAGTCCCCGCGGCAGCTCATCTCGAGAATGTTGCCCTCTCGCCAGATGTCCATCTCGTTCGAGAGGTTTCCCATATCGCGTGCGATCCGCTGAAAATCCACAGAGGGCATGGTCGTCACGGTGTTTAGCTGGACGTCCGGGGCCTCCAGTGGCTCCTCATTAATGTCTAGCAATTTCAGTTTAAAATTAGTCGCCGACTTCTTCTCTGGATTTTCAATGTAAATTTCCATGAAATCTCGGCCATCAATGCGGGCAAAGAGGGTATCCTGCCCCGAGACCGACTTGAGAAGCTTGTAGACGTTGGCCATGTTCAGGCCGGCCACAATCTCCATCGGGCACTCGTACTCCTCAAAGTTCTCAGCCCCCAGGGTCATATGGACCAGCGTCACACGGGCCGTGTCTAGGGTCAAGATGTGAATGCCGCTTGAGTTGAAATATACATTCACATCGTTGATGATATCTTTGAGAACCTCAAAGACAGACTTGAGAGCGGATGCTTGGATGGTGCGAAAGTGCATCTTTATTTTTGAGTGCGTGAATTCTTTAACCCTGTCGCGCCTTTTGGTATGCATCCGTCACAGACATACTAATTCTCTGTTCGAGTTCTGGGGTCCACAGAGGCTCGAGAGACTCTCCGTACCTCGACATATCGAACAGGTTGTCATTTTCGTCAGTTCCGTCGAGATTCGTACACAGGCTTCCTGTCGTGTCCCATGAGCAAAAGTCGGATGGGATCATAGACTCGAGCCACGACTTCACCTCTCCACCGACGAGCATCTTTCCCTCGTTGGTCACCAGAGTCGGGACTCTGGTGATCTTGGTCGATGGGACTCCGTGGGTCGAGACATTATGGAAACGCACAATCTCCAGGAGGGGTGGCTGGGTCTTTATGAAAGCGATGATCCCCTGAGAGTGCTTACACTTGTCCGAGTAGACCAGGAGGGCCATTTCTATCACGCAACTTTTTGGTTATCTGGGGACGACGCGGGGCTGGACGTTCGGTCTCCCGTTTTTTTTAGGTACGAATAGTAATGAAGGACTTTGTTATCCTAGTCCTGGTCGCCCTCGCGTTTGTTGCCGTCCTGAATGGGCGAAATGCTCCCAAGGTGTCGACCTATGCCGTGTCTGACGTGAACCTCACGGCTCCGGTGCCGCCCGTCATCATCCAGGCAATCATCGAAAAGGTCCAGAGCTCTCTGCCAGACATGGCGCCCCTCGAGACTCTCTTCGTCAACATCCAGCCTGACGGGTCGTACAATTCCCGGCACATGTTCTACAACACCAAGCACTTTTACGGGACACAGTACGATGTGAACGCCAAGGTCGGAGCGGACGGCTCGGTCCAGATTGTGAAGCTCGGCGACTCGGCCCAGATTGACCCGACCGCTGGGTACAAGCCGGATCTGTACCAGCCATGGAAGTCTGTCGAGAGCAATTTAGATTCACAATTCAAGGGAGCCCTGGTCGGCTACAAGAACCAGCCTCCCCAGCCCAACCTCGACAATCTCACCAGGGCTTACGGACAGAACATGATCCTGGCCGAGAGCAACCTACAGACTCGCGCGTAGCACTTGGGCCCCATATTTCCTATAGTATATTAGATGAGCCTTTCGGCCAAACAGGTTGTGGCCTCTGAGAAAAAACGAGAAAATGCGAAAAAGGAATACTACAAGGCTCTCCTTGAGCAATTTTGTAGGAAAATTAAGGTATCCTCAGAGCTTGGAAGTAAGGAGGCGCTGCTTCAAGTCCCGACCTTTCTGGTGGGCTTCCCAAAGTATGACCTAGGGCAGACAATGGTATACATGTCCAGGCAACTCACCAGGCTTGGATACATTGTGACTGTGGCCGGTCCCCTGACTCTGAAGGCCAAGTGGTACAAGAGTGCTAATTTAGAAACAGAATTGGAAAAGGAGGAGGCCGACCCGGGAACATTTCTTCCAAGCCTTGCGAATCTACAGAAGACGGCGAACCAACTGCGGATAGTCAAGAAGGGGAGGTAGGTGCGGGACTGTGCCCGTCTTTTCCTCTCGGCCTCCAGTAATGGATCTCTTGAACGAGTCCGAGCGCCGATTCACCAAAAAGCTATGCGACGCCATGGTTCCCGTGATGATTGAATCATTCTGGGAAATTTGGCTTGAGGCCAAGAAGGAGTCCCAGGGCAAGAGCACGACGCGCGTGTTCCAGGAGTTGCTTCGGGGCGTCAAGACTTGGAATTCCTCAATCTCCCACAAGCACACCGAGGCTATCGTGAAGGCCGAACCTCTCTTCCCGAACCTCCTGGCGGCCGTCTTTGTCATCCACGTCAAGATTCTGAGTGCGATCCGGACCGACAAAAAGTCGAAGAAGATTTGTATCAAGCTTCCGGCGAACGACCTCTTTGTCCAGGAGTGCTACATGCGGTGCGCGAAGGATCTCTATGACTCCCCGAGCATCATTGTGGACCAAAAGAGCGAGGAGGAGCGCAACACAGAGCTTCGGCGCCGATTTTGCATTCAAATTAGTGAAGTCATTGAGTCCCTGATCCCGACGGCTGAGATTCTCAACACCTATCTGCCTCTTCCGGCCACCGGCGAGGACCTGAATATGGACCACGATGATGAGGAGGGAGAGGGCGAGGAGGATATCCCGGATATGGAGGAGGAGGAGCCGATCGGCGGAGAAGCCGAGGGACTTCCCCAAAACACGGGGAACATGGAGTTTGGCAAGACGCCCGGCGGAGTCGACACGGCCGTGACCGTCAACAACTCTCTGACGCCCCCGAGCGTCCCTGGCGGAACTCCACCCCCAGCCGACGAAGGCGAGTCTCTATTTGCGGATGCCCCCACTCATATTAACAAGCTCGGCTAGATTGTCTAAAAACAATATCCGATACTACAAGAATGGATCAGTATTTACGTGAACCTTTTAGCGCTGCGATCATTGCAGCTGCCATCACGGCCATCTATGTTTTTGTCAAGGGAAAGATGAATAATGAAGGAAAAAATAAGAATTCTGAGTACTTCAAGCCAGCATTCCTTGTGGGCCTCCTTGTCTACTTTATCGTGAGTCAGGGTCAGGGGGACTCGGGTCCAGTGATGAGGGAACCTTATTAAGACCGACTGGATCCGTAGGAGCCGGTCGTGATACAGTTAAGGATAACGCTTTTAAATCTAAATATATGACCACCACGCAAGCTTTCTCAGAGATGCAGTTGCAGTTCGCTACAGACTTGACCCAGACGTTCCCGGACGTCCCCAAGCCGCCCGCGGTCGACTGCCCCACATTTCTCAAACAGCTCGGCCCTTGGGCCTCTCATATCAACACCAAGGACCCTGCTTTTTTCTGTGATCAGAACGAGTTCGCCAAGTCATGGGGACTTGTTGAGATTTGGGCCCGCCCGGACTGTTCGGAGACGACCAGGCAGGCTATATGGCAGTATCTCCAATCCCTGTATATGATCGGTACGACGATGAGTATGTTCCCTCCCGAGACTCTGAGTATGATTGAGTCGGTCGCCGAGAATTGCGCCAAGAATATGAAAACGAACCAAAATGGACAGCTCGACCAGGCGAGTCTTATGGCCGGTATGAACAGCATGATTTCTCAGCTCATGAGCGGCAATGGAGGACTCGCGGGTCTTTTGGGACCGCAGCCGCCCGGACGACCTTTGCCTCCACCGACACCTGGAAAGCCTCGTCCAGGCAACCGCCGGAAGAAGTAGATCTCAATTTTTTTAAAGTCCTTTAGTAATAGATGGACCCTCGAGACGTTTTCAAGTCGGATGAGCTCCTGGAATTTTGGCCGACGGCGACCCAGTCGGCACGTGAGCGCGTCTCTTCGACGACTCGTTTCGTTCTGTATGCGACGTGCATCGTGTACCTGCTGAACCGAGATCCGCGCGTCTTTGCTCTTGGGGCTCTCGTTCTGGCTATTCTCTTTTACCTTTGGAATTCGAATATGATTTCGGGAGGAAAGATGCGTGCGGCGAATGGGGATGCCCGTGCTTCGACGTTCTTCCGACCCGATGTCACCCTCCCGACGTTAGATAACCCGATGGCGAACGTGCTCCTGAGCGATTACGTGGACAACCCAGACCGCCCCTCGGCCGCGTGGTATCCCAGCATGCGCACCCAGGTCCAGCAGGAGTGGAGCACGATCCACCCGTTCGAGCGTCAGCGCGATGCCGAGCGCAACTTCTACACGGTCGCGGCCTCGACCATCCCGAATGACCAGACGGGCTTCGCACAGGCCGCCTATGGCAAGCCGTTCGCACCCAAGTGCCACGACCAAGGCGGAGCCGCGTGCGACCCCGATCGCTTCTACTCCACCTTCCCCGAGCGTGTCCAGATGGAGGCGGGCAACTAAAAATAAATATAGGCACAAGGTAAAGAGAATGCTTCTCGATACGACACCCTTGACCCTTGAGAAGAACGTCTGGTACGGTCCGGCTCAGGTGGTTCTTGCTGACAAGACCGAGGTTGAGAGCGGTCTCCGCGAGGAGCCCACGACTGCCTGGAAGAAGGGCTGGTCCGAGCAGTCCTACGACTTCCCCAACACGTATGTGACTCTGCCGATCCGTTATATGACGTGGGATCCGGCGAGCACCTTTGTGGAGGATCAGAACAATCGATTCGCCCAGCGCTACTTTTCCAAGAATGGAAACACATTCGGTCGCTAAAAGTTACCAGTTCCGAAGGAACTGTTCCCAGGAACGACCGGGGCATCACGAGTTGGAAACCTTCGGTTCCCAACTCGGTCTCTAAAAAAACCTCAACCAAAAGTAATATATGGATCCTCTTGTGTTGGCATCCATTGTCGGTCTTGTGTTTGCCGGGAAGACTCTGGCGGAGCGTAGCGAAAAAGAATCGCCGTCCCGTCAGCCCCTGACAACCACGAAACCCAGGCGCCCGCTGACTCGTCGGGACATTGACATGATGGCTCACCCGGCCGATCATTCAGCAGACTATTTTGATCTCCAGAACACGACTCCCGAGTTGGGCCGCCGTGTCGGTGACTGGCGTCTCCAGCGCAAGGATGCGGTCGCGAACCTCCAGGACATTACTCCGACCAATTCTCGCTTCCCGTATGGCCAGCCGGTCTATGATCTGTACAACCGCGAGTATATCACGAATAAGATGAATAATGTGAGCCCGCTCGAGGCGCCTATGACCGTCGGCCCCGGTCTTGGTGTTGGCCCGGATGTTATGGCGGCCGGCGGCTTCCAGGACTTCTTCCGTGCCTTGCCTGTCAACATCAACGAGGAGAAGCTCACGACGCTCGAGGGACGTCCCGGAACCGCATCGTACTTTGTCAAGAACGGAGGCGCCGGAGGCATCGGCGACATTACTCACCAGGCGGCGGCCACCAAGGCGGCCTATCGTGCCCCGGGTGCTTATGGCGGTGGCGGTGCCCAGAGTGCGATGGTCGGTCCGGAGGGTCGCCCGAACTTCCTCAAGACGAAGAAGATGACTATTCGTGGCGAGACGGGTCTGCGTACAGACACTCTCTCGGACGGTCCGCCTCAGTACAATGTGTCTCAGCCCTACGCAGAGGCCAAGGGTGCCTACACCGACACGACTCTTACTCGATCGTCTGGATATCGTGCGAAGGAGGATCGTGCCGGAAACGGCGCCCGTATGAACGTCCGCCAGGACCCGGTCGGACTGGTCGGCGGCGGAACCCAGTATCGTGCAGAGTCAAAGCCCGTCCAGCCCGGGCCTATGGCCATCACAGGATCCAACCAGGGACGTGGCACTCTGCCTCCTGAGTTTGATGATCCTCTCAATGAATTTAAGGCGAATCCTAACCCCCGTGCTCAGCAAGATTTCCTGGATATTGCTATCCAGCAGCTGGAGAAGAACCCACTGGCCTATTCCCTGGCGGCACCCAAGCAGCCAGACGCCGCCATGGGCACGACTCCCTTTGTGACGGTCCAGTAGGACCCGGCGGTCTGTCGCCCCTAAAAAAATGTAAGTCTCCTAGTAAATGAGCGGAGGCGTTGTTCAGCTCGTTGCAGTCGGCCCCCAGGACGCTTGGCTTACCGGTAAGCCGGAAGTCTCCTTTTACCGGTCCAACTACAAACGTTATACCCACTATGCCAACTCGGTGGAGCGCCAGGTGATTCAGGGCAGCCCGATCGCCGGTGGCATTTCCACGATTCGTTTCGAGAAGAAGGGCGACCTTCTGTCTTATGTGTACCTGACGGCCCTCGATGGCAATGGTGCCCACCTGGTGAACCCGGACTGGACCCGTATCATCGACAAGGTCGAGCTGTACATCGGCGGCCAGGTGATCGACACCCAGGACATCGAGTACATGACCGACATCGAGCCCATCACTGGCGCCCAGAACTACTCTCAGCGCTACCTTAATAACAATTCGACCAGCTTCAATAACCAGAAGAACTCTATCCTGCCCCTCAAGTTCTTCTTCTGCAAGGATTGGTCCGTGTGCCTGCCCCTGATCGGCCTCCAGTTCCACGATGTGGAGGTTCGCATCACCTGGTCGCCCTACCTGTCTCAGACCATCACCATCGGTAACACGACCACGCCGGCTCTCCCGGCTCTCCCGGCCGCGACCGCCAACGTCTTCTCGGATGTGGTGCTTTCGTCGAACACGGCGAATGTCTTTGTTCAGCAGACGGATGGCCCTCTGTTCCCTGGTATGCTCGTGGTTGGCAACTCCGCCAACCTCCAGACCAATGTGGCAGTCGTGCAGTCGTTCTCGAACATCTCGGCCGGTGCCACCTCCTCTAACGTGATCATATCTTTCTCTAACACGTCGGCCGCTTATATGAGCGCAACCTTACTGACTGGAAACACCGTGAGCCTGTACCAGCCTACCGTGTCGGCCCAGGTGAACCCCGCGATTGCGGCCGGCGTCGCCGGAACAACCTCCACGACCTTCGCCATCAGCGGACAGGTGAGCCAGGTCGGTGGCTCTATCCAGGTTGGTAATTACGTGGCTGGTCTGCCGTTCACTGGCCCGGTCTATGTGTCGAACGTCTACCTGTCGAATGTGACGGTCTCGTACCCTTCCCAGACCCCCTCGCCAGTGCCTTCCGGTCTGACCATTGCCTTCACCGCCGGCACGGCCCAGACCTCCACGACCTACGCCTCCCTGCAGTTCCAGTGCTGGACCAACTTTGTGTACCTGGACCAGACCGAGCGGGACTACTTTGCCAAGGCTCCCCAGGACCTGCTCATCACCCAGGTGCAGCGCGTTGTGCTCGGCACCAACCCCATCCAGGAGCTGGCGCTGGCCCAGCCGGTCAAGTTCCTGGCCTTCCCCTCGGTCAACTACCAGCAGATCTATGCCAACGGCAACGGCTCTGCGACGGCTCTGAACTACCAGCTCAAGACCCAGGTGAACGGCGTGGATGTGGGCGACTCCCGGTCGCTCATCCACTGGACTGAGGTTCCGCAGTACTACAACACCCCGTACGGCTATGTCCACGGTATTACGACGGCTAACGTGGCGATCATCTCCTACTGCCTGGACACCTCCAAGCTCCAGCCGACCGGCACCCTCAACTTCTCTCGCCTCGACACGTACCGCCTGGTCGTGCCCCCGACCCTGGTCGGCGGCGTGGGGGCCCTCTACAACAAGAATATCACGAGCGCGTACCCGACCCCGTACCTGTATGCGATCGGCTACAACGTGCTCCGTATCGAGAATGGCCTCGGCGGTCTCCTCTACAGCTCGTAAACGACACGGGTAATTTACCTTCATAAATAGAAAGATGCGCCTTTGGGTATTGGCGTTGATTGCATGCCTGGTTTTTGCCAGTACATATAATCCACGAACCGGTAATTTGAATAAATTTTTGAGAGACGCGGACAATGGTCCGAGTTTTTCTGATAGCCAAACCTCAGTAGAGGATGAACCGCCCTCGAGTGCCCCCAGGGTCCGAGCCCAGAGAGAGGCATAAAGCCATTGCGATCCCTATGAGTGTTATTGACGGCGTCCCACACTTTTTGATCGTCCACGACCGGCGCTACCGGGAGTGGACCTTTGTCACGGGTGGGTGCCGGCGCCGTGAAGTCTACAACCCGCTTCGGTGTGCGGTCCGTGAACTTGAAGAAGAAACACGTGGCCTCATAAATTTAAAAAGGGGTTCCTATTCCTCTTTCAAATTTACGACCGATACCCCAGAGCCACGTGATGTGGATGATGGTGTGACGGCCCTGAACCACTACCACGTGTACCTCTTCAATCTGCCTATGAGCTCGCTCGAACACAGAACGACCATCCGGAGGTTCACAGAGGAGAAGCGGAAGATGGAAGGGGGCGAGGTGGCGTTTCGCAAAAACTACGATGAGAACGACGAGTGTCGTTTTGAGAATATCGAGAGCATCGGCCGGTGCCCGAACCTCTGGCCGATGATCCGTAGACACGTGCTCGGGAACCAGGAGTTTCACCAGGCTGTCCAGACGACCCACTGGACGCCGTTTAATTTGAGGGAGTAAGCAGAGTCCGAAGGACTCTGTGCCGCGCAGCGACTTGTTCCCCCGCGCCGCTGGCGCCAGAAAAAGTCCTCCGGACTTTACAGAAATGACCCGATCCAAGCTCGATCTCGCGACCATTCTGGTCAAGCTTCGTGGAGACGGCTCGGACCCCGAGGTTCTGGCCAAGGAGCTGACTCTGATGAAGCTGTGCCACGAGATTCAGAAGCTCGAGGAGGAACGGGAGCTCGAGGCTGAGGCCGAGACCCCAGTTCCCGAACAGCCCGCCGAGCCCCTCACGAGAAAGGAGGAGCAGATGATCGAGGAGATCAAGGCACCGACCGAGGCGGATACCAAGGCCAAGAAGAAGAAACACATTCTGTCGTGGCTGTTGGACTCGTCTGACGAGGACTGAACCCTTAGAGAAATTCCGCGTATAAAACCTAAATGTCAATCAACAAGTGGCGGGTTCCCAAGGGACCTGCGACCCATGTCCTCATGAATGGTGGGATCCTTCACGTTCCGGAAAACGAAGTTGAAGAATTTCATAGAGCCTATATCGAAGCTATCAATTCTGGATCAAAATTGTATGTGGTCGAGCAAAAGACGGACCGGTTCAAGTTCTTTGTGGACCTGGACTACAAGGCTCCGGAGAAACTGAGTGATGAAGACTTGAACCAATTTTGTTCTATAATTGATGAAGTCGTCGGGTCCAAGTGTCTGGTGGCCAGGGCTCAGGTGCGTCAGGTCAAGGGGGACGATGGCCTCCAGACACTGAAGAGTGGGGTCCACCTTCACTGGCCGACTGTTGTTGTGACTCGGACTCAGGCTCTGAATTTAAGATCAAAAATCATTGAAAGTCTTGGACCCGGACCATGGGACAAGGTGGTTGATGCGTCGGTCTATGGTGGGTCTGGACTTCGGATGATTTGGTCCCACAAGAAACCCTCCGGTGACCCATATGTCCCAGCAGACCCGGCCTACGCCAAGACCCATGAGACTTTGGCACTCTTCTCAGTCCGGCATGAAGGCAATTTAGAAACAGAATTGGGGATCGATGGATCCGTGGATACCAGTTCCCTACAGGACTATGTCCGAAAGTATATGGCCGGTCAGGACCGGACCAATGTCAAAAGGGTCCAGAGACATGAGCACGATGGCTGGTACGCCCAGACCGACTCCAAGTACTGTGAGAATATCCGACGTGAACACAAGTCGAACCATATCTGGTTTACGATCAAGTCTGGCAGGATTACCCAGAGGTGCTTTGACGAGGAGTGTACCGAGTTCAGGGGCCGGGAACATAATCTCCCTCCATCAATAGTAGAGCAACTCAAAGATGTTGCTATTGTGGGTAGTCCTGTTGGTACTTTTCTTTTGGATATTCTTCCCGATGGGTCCAAAGGCGCGTTTCACAAAGTACGAGAAGATGGTCCACCCATACTCGGGTCTGGACCCGGAAAACTGGAGTCGTTTTTTGGACAATCTCCACGCGTTCGAACAGTTGGCTTCGAGCCAAATTGACGATGCCACGACGGCACTGTATGCGGCGATCGAGGCCATCAGGGACTTGGGTCTCGGGCTTCGTCGAGCCGACGATTCGAACATCCCGGAGGAGCTCGCAGAGATCTCAATGCAGCTCGGTATTGAAGGTGAAACAATTTTGAACCAAAATGCAGTTTCCCAAGGCATTTACTTCTTCCCAAAGTACTTAAACGATACGATGCTAGACTTTCCAGAATATGTCGCGCAGGACCCTGGACCTGTCAAAAGCCACGGACAGTAGCGATCTTGATGTACTTGCTGAGGCGGCCTCTACCGTAGAGGAGCCCGTCACCCGTACGCGGTACGGCCGCGTTTCCAAGCCCCCTGTGAAGTACGAGCCGGTCGAAAAGGTCGAGGACGATTACGCGACGGATGACTACGACTCTGATGAGTCAGAGATTGCCTCGAACTTTGAGGATGACGAGGACGAGGACGAGGATGACGAGGACGACGATGCCGATGATGACGGAAATTTGGACGGATTTGTTGTAGCAGATAAAAGCGAGAGTAGTGAGAGTGATAGTGAAGACGATGGAAAACCTGCCGTTCCTATCAAAAAGCGAACCCCAGTCAAGAAGCGCCCCGTTGCCGCCCCCCGAAAGTGCTGAGCCAGAGAACCGGGGTGCTATGTGGGAGGACGAGGAGCCTCTTCCTCGTCGGATGATGTTCGCCCCTCCTCCCATCGCCAAGAAGGACCCGTTCGCCGCACTCAAGGAGAATCATGTGGCGCTGATTCTACTTGGTATTGTTATCGGTGTTATTATTATGAATATGCGACCTATTATCGTGAATCCCTCTATGAAGTAGGGTACAAAGGTGCATTTTTACTAACATCATCATTTCCGACAAAATCTCCAATTGGACCCGTGCGATTCTTGTAGAC